GGCCAAGTTCAACAGAACTAAGACAAGTAGTCGTCGTATAAACTACAACCACAAACGACGCAAGAAGTAACTTGCCGTCCGTTCATCCCGCAAGGGACGCATGACACCCAAGCATGGAACGGGGCTTGGATATATGAGAGATACAATGACTGTAACTTACGTATATCGTGGCATCAAGTACACAAGAGTAATCGGTAAGTAAGGCCGTACAGGGAGGTTCAAGTCCTCCCATCTCTATTGGAGAGAGCCCAGTACGCTGGATACCTTGATCCGTCTAGACGGTGGGATAGACCACAAAAATGGCCAAAAAAAAATTTCAGATCTGAGAAAAGTAAACAATATCATTCTTAGAAATGGCACAACAAAATAGTAATGAGCCATTGGCAGATTTAACCCAACTGGGTCAGGCCAATGGTGCTGGAGACAAGAGGGCACTATACCTTAAATTGTTTTCCGGCGAAATGTTCAAAGGCTTCCAAAGGAACACGATAGCACGTGACCTTGTAATGAAGAGAACACTTCAAAATGGTAAGTCTATCCAGTTCATCTATACTGGTAGAACAAAAGCCGAGTATCACACACCCGGTAACAGCATACTAGGTAACTCTGATGGAGCACCTCCAGTAGCTGAAAAGACAGTGACTGTCGACGATCTACTTATCAGTTCTGCATTTGTGTATGAGCTAGATGAGACACTTGCACACTACGACCTACGTGGTGAAATCTCTCGTAAGATTGGCTATGCACTAGCTGAGAAGTACGACAGAAAGATCTTCAGAGCAATCACAAAGGCTGCACGTACAGCACACCCAATCACAAAGTCTAACTTTGTAGAGCCCGGTGGAACACAACTACGTGTAGGCACAAACGCACAAGCTTCTGATGCTTATGTACCAGCTTCTCTAATTTCAGCTTTCTATGATGCAGCTGCAATCCTAGACGAGAAGGGAGTTTCTGGTGAAGGTAGAGTTGCTGTGTTAAACCCAAGACAGTACTACGAACTAATACAGAACGTAGAGACTAACGGCTTAATCAACCGTAACGAAAGAGGAGATGCCTTACAGTCAGGTAACGGAATCATTGAAATAGCTGGTATCACCATCTACAAGTCAATGAACATTCCTTTCTTTGGCAAGTTTGGTACTGCTTTAGGCGGTTCTGCATCTGCAACAAACCCCGGCGTAGCTTCACCAACAAACACAGGTGACTTCGTTGGAGAGGCAATGGAGGACGAAAGAGCTGGCACATCTGCAACTAAGACTATTAACACATATGGTAATAGCACAGAGTTTGCAAACAGCTGCGGTCTAATCTTCCAAAAAGAAGCTGCTGCTTGTGTAGAGGCAATCGGCCCACAAGTACAGGTAACTTCTGGAGACATCTCAGTTGTATACCAAGGTGACGTAATCCTAGGTAGACTCGCAATGGGAGCTGATTCATTGAATCCAGCTGCTGCTGTTGAGCTTATCGCTGGTGCTGCGGTATCTGGTTCTACAACCGCTTTCTCATAATTTATACGGGAGCTTCGGCTCCCCCTTTTTTTATATGGCTTCCACAACTATTGATCTCGATACCGAACTATCCGCAGTAAACAGTATACTGGGGGCTATCGGACAATCACCATTGACTACTCTTAACTTTGACAACCCAGAAGTAGCAATGATATACAATCTACTCCGTGATGCTAACGTAGACACGCAAGCAGAGGGGTGGCATTTTAATACAGAAAAACATGTAAAGTTTGATATCAACGCTAATGGTAAAATAGCTATTGGTAATGATATATTATCCATGGACTTACATGATAATCAAGCAAAACGTACACATAATCTTGTACGACGCAATGGATTTATATATGATAAACAGGATCACACAGATGTATTTACAGCTGCTTTAGATCTTGACGTTGTCAGATTATATTCGTTTGAAGATCTACCCATCGTCTTTAGAAGATACATTACATACAGAGCTTCCAGAGTTGCTGCTACAAAGCTAGTTGCAAACCCTCAGTTAGTTAAACTACTAGCTCAACAAGAAGCACTTGCTAGAGCTGCTCTCATGGAGTATGAGTGCAATCAGGGCGATCACAGTATGTTTGGATTTGAAGACAATACATCATATCAAACCTATCAACCTTGGAGAAACCTTAGAAGATAATGGCAAGTATCACACAAACTATCCCTCAATACTCACTAGGAATGTCAGAACAGCCTGACCAGCTAAAGTTTCCCGGTCAGGTAACAGAGGTAACAAATGCAATACCAGACCTGACAAAAGGTTTGTTCAAAAGACCGGGTGCTAAACGCATAGGAACTGACGCACTAGCAAGTGTAGCGAGTGGAGGTTCGTGGTTCCATTACTTTCGTGATGAGACAGAAGGATCTTACATAGGACAAGTAGCTGCTGATGGTCAAGTCAGAGTCTGGCGTTGTAGTGATGGACAACTGATGACTACAGCCTACGGCACAGGTGGTCAAACAGCTATACAAAACTATCTAGCTACAAGCACACCAGAAAACTTACAGTTCTTAACAATCAATGATACGACTTTTGTTACCAACCGTGATACTACTAATGCTAACACTCTCGTTGGGACAACGGGAACTACAGATTCTGCACCACATGCTCACTACGGGTTCATAGAACTCTTACGCACAGAGAATGGTAGGCAATATGGTGTCAATATAAACAACGGTACGACTGTTACTACATTGACACGTGCTACTAAAATAAAAATTACAGATAACAGTTATGATGAAAGTGATGGCTCAGGTCACTGCCCCGGTATAGGAACTGAAGTGTTTGCTGTCACAGCTAAAAGTAGCTATGGTTCATCAGAAAATATAACTCATGTAAAGAATAGCGGTGGCACTACAATTACATCAGGTAAAACTAATCTAACATTTCGTGTGACTGCACTAGGTCAGCAAGGTGTAAGCCCTAACTATGGTGCTCAACAGAATGGCCCCGGTGGTGGTGACTACAGATGCAGCTACAATATAGAAGCTGTATTACTACATGGTGGTGAAGGTTGGGCTGTTGGTGATGTAATTAGAGTCATACCAGAGTCCGCTTCTGACGCTAACAGTTCTGATGGACAGGCATATGTAGATGTAACCGTAACTGAAATAGAAACCACAGAAGTCAATGCTACAATATCTTCTAACGGCGACGGTCTTATACGACCATCACCTACCCCTTTTGATGCTGATACAGCTGTTACTGCTGATACTATTATTGGTGGTATTATAGCTGACTTACCATCTGGTGTTACAGGTAAACACATAGGCACAGGTATATATCTTTCAAGCTCCAACCCTTTCAGTGTAGAAGTAGTTGAAGAAGATCTAATGCGATGCTTTCAAAAGTCTGTAAATGATGTACAAAATCTACCTAACCAATGCAAGCATGGATATATTGTAAAGATTGCCAACTCTAGAATGTCCGATGAAGATGACTACTATCTAAGATTTGATGGTACAAATGATAGAGATGGCGTAGGCTCTTGGTCTGAGTGTGCAAAAGGTGGCATAGCTAAGACACTTACTAATATGCCTTTGGTTATTCAGCGTACAGCTGCAACTACATTTACTGTTAAGCAGTTTACATATCAAGATAGAAGAGTTGGTGATGATACAACTAACCCAATGCCTTCTTTCGTAGGTGCACGTATAAACAAAGTATTATTCTTTCGTAACAGATTAGCACTGCTGTCAGGTGAAAATGTTATAACATCACGACCGGGCACGCTAGGAACTCCTGATTTCTTTGTTGAAACAGCACTAACTGTATCTGCTAGTGACCCTGTAGATATATCAGCTGCGTCTATGTTCCCTTCAGAACTGTTTGACGGTATAGAAATGAACACCGGTTTGGTAGTATTTAGTACAAACCAACAATTCTTACTTGCATCAGATGATACAGTTTTTAACCCTGATACTGCAAAGCTACGTAGTATATCTACCTTTAACTACAACGAAACTATACCTCCTATATCTCTAGGTACGACGCTTGCGTATGTTGATAACTCTGGTAAGTTTAGTCGCTTCAACGAGATGGCAAACATACAACGTGAAGGTGAACCAAACGTGGTAGAAGTAAGTAAAGTTGTACCTACACTGTTACCAAAAAATATAGACTTACTAACAAACTCTAGAGAAAACTCTATAATATTAATGGGGCAACAACATGTTGATAATGCTACTACCCCAAATTCTGATACTGTATACGGGTACAAGTACTTTCAAGTATCAGATCAAAGACAACAGGCTGCATGGTTTAAATGGAAACTTAATAATCCATTGATATC